CTCTACTTAATTCAACTAATCTTTTTTCTTTAACAAAAGCCATTAAAAATGTGTTTGCCTTATATTACCTGTTTGAGTATAATTAGAACGTGCAAATTTCCTACCTTCTTTAACACTATCCATATATTTAGCATAAAATAATTTATGAGCATCAACATTAACACTAGCTAATAAATATCCATCAGCTATCACCTTATGACATAAACCTTCTCTAAACTGTAAAGGTAGGTCAGACTCTTGTGTTAAATCATCTCCAAAATCAGTAGCTTGTGATATAGCAAATATTCTAATTTCCTTTACTTCAGAAATAGATTGATAATTACTTGTCTTACCATCACGTGTTATTGAATTCACAGCCTTTTCAACAATTGCTAATCTACCACTACTAGTATACCAATATCTCTCATCACTAGATGAAGATGCAGAAGTTAATCCTACTGCACCATCAAATTCATCATCATCTATAGAAGGTGTACCTATTAAGCGTGGTATTTCCACATCATTGATTTGTACAGCTGTTATCTTTAAAATATTATCATCTAAATTATAATATCTATGTCCTGCAATAGAATTTTGAACATATGTTTCTTTAATCAATTCAGTACGTGCACAATAATCATTCTGAGCTCTATTTAAAGCTTTACGTATCTCTATCTCTCTCATTTGAGGATGATGCTGCTGTACTAATTCTATTAATTCAAGTTGTTTCAATTAAAAACCTCCACTTGACAAGTCTATACTTAAATCCATCCATGATAATAAATGCCATACTGTTGGGCTTTCGCATACCCACATAGTAACATCACCAGCAGCAGTTGTTATATTAGTGGTTCCCCCTTTTAATTCAGAAGAAGTAACATCATATACAGTTGCTCCACCTGATATTATTGTTATAATTTGTCCACATGCACCACCATCAAACTCTTGAATAGTAACTCCATCAGTATGTGATTTAAATATATTTCCCTGTGATACGTCTGGACTTGTATCGCCAGAACTCATTGTAATAAATGTTGCACTTGGTCCTGAAAATGCTGCTGACCCTGCTACACGTAAGGAATCTTCTGACTGGTCCCATAACATATATTGATTAGAAGTATCTCCATATACCTTAAAATCAACACCAGTATTATCTACTCCACAACTAATTATTCCCATACCACCAACCGTATCCGCATGGTCTTGGTCCCATAGCATCATTGCTTGACTACCAACAGTTAACTGTAAAGTATCATCTGGGGTTTCAATAAAATGAGTATCAGCATTTCCAATTAATAATTCAACACCATTAGGAATCTGAACTCTATCTGGTTCTGACCCAGATGCAACGCCTTGAGTGAATTTTAATAAATTAGCTCCTCCAACATAAATATCTAATATATCGTCCCCTGATTCATATATATAAGTATCGGTTCCACCATCAAAAAAGAATTTATCTCCATTCTCAATACTAATATCAGATTCAGATAATTTCAATGAAAATGTAGTCGTTCCATCACCATCAGTTATAGGTACTCTTGTCGCCCCGGCGCCGCCTCCACCATTATTAATTACTAATAATCTATCATATGTTGACGATATACTACTTCCTGTTAATCCCGCCATATTAAACCTTCCTTATTCTTTATTAGAAGATTGCTCTATCATTTGTAATACTTCTAAGGCACCTTGTGCTTTTAATAGCATTTGATTGTAATGAATTACTTGTTTTTGTAAATCCTCAATTGCCTCTGCATTACTCATTTTTTTATCTTCTATTTTATTTTCTTTTTTAATTGCCTTAACTGACATATTGCTCTCCTCTTATTATTAATTATGCATTTTCCAATGCTGTTACTTTATCTGATAATTGCTGTATCGCCTTCATTAATATTGGTATAAATGAACCTTGAGAAACCATCATTGGGTCGATAACAGTTTCAATTTTTTGAGGCTCTACTATATTTCTATCCTTATCATATACTGCATCTGTAACCTTATTTTTTGTAGCACCATCAGTACCACTTACTGCTTCTGGAAATACTGCTTTAACTTCTTGAGCTATAAATCCTGCTCTATTTTTCATACCACCTTTAAAACCATCTTTCCAATTAAATTCTCTAACTTTAATTTGATTACATAAACTTAAACCGTCTAATTGAGTATCTACTATATTTTCTTTTAGCCTAGAATCTGAGGTTGCATTAATAACAAAATTACCTGAAGTATTATGAGTTAAACTACCTATATTAGTACCATCCCCATCCCAAGCGTTAAAATAAATTACATCATTAGAGCTAGTATCTCCATCATCTGCTCCAGCCTGTACAACTATTCCATTATTATCATTATCTCCACCAGTACCCCCATCATGATGAAATCTAGCTACATATTTATTACCACTATTATCAACATTCGTACCTATAACATCTAAAGCATAAAGTGGAGCTTCTTTGCCTATTCCTACATATCCATTACCAAATATATTAATTGCCTCTTGAGCAGCTCCATCTCCTACTTGAATTTGCAATAATTGACTAGCTTCAGTTGCATTATGTTTATATCGAATTAAACCCCTTGAACCACCAGAGCCCTCGTCTTTACAAGAAAGCACTATCTGACTTTCATCATCTACACCTCCACCTTCAATAAAAACTTGCGCAGACATATCGGTAGATATAAATTTTCCAATAGAAGTTCTACCTGTTGTTTGTATAACCAAAGGATAGCTTGGAGTAGTATCTCCTAATCCTATATTACAACCAGATGTAAGAACAAAATCATCTCTGCTTTCGTCCCACTTACAATATTCACCAGATGTAGCTCCAAACAATTTAACATCATGTCCGTTGTCATCATAACCAACATGAGTCTCTTTGAAAATCTGAAGACCCACTGTTGGACCTGTAGGATAAACTGCATGAGTGCCAATACCTACATTACCATTTAATACTACATTAGTACTGGTTGTACTATCAGCACGTCCTATCAACACTACATCTCCAGAGTAATCAGTACCAGCAGGTTCTATAGTATGAACTTGCGCAGTACCAGATGATTCTTTTATTGAGGTAAATGATAACATTGGTGAATCACCATCTGCATTCCTAAGATGAAAGGTTCCAGCTCTAACTTCTACATTATTATCATCAGCTTCATTATCACACCATAGCATCATTTGTCCTTTAGCCCACAATTCTATTCTTGCACCAGATGCCTCGCTAATATACGTATTATCGCCACCATCAAGATATAATTTGCCAGTTGCAGGAATTGATATATCTGTTGTACTTAATTTTAAACCAAATGTTGTCCCTGCATCACCATCTGTTAATGCTATTAAATTAGTACTATCGCCACCTCCACCTGGAAGAATTAACAATCTTTCAAAACTACTAGCTATTGTACTTGGACCTATACTTGCCACTATCTTCCTCCTTTATTTTCCTTTTGAGGAAATTTACTTAAATATTCTCTTTTTAAATTATCTCTACGTTCTTGTTGCCATTGATACTGTTGTTTATCACGTTCCATACGTGATTTTACATCAGATATTAAAGCTTGTGCTAAAGACAAATCTGCACTCACTTCTCTAGCCCCTGCATCTCCAATTGCAGACCATTGCCCTAATTCAGATTGAGCTCTTTTTAATTCTCCGCTAGCAGAGTTTAATACCGCGCTTGACATTTCAGAATCTTCATCATCAAGCCATTCTTTAACATTGTTAGTAGTAAGAGTGCCATCAAATAATAACTCTGCATTTGATAAAGCATCAGCAACACTGGCAACCTCATTGCTAGATAATATACCAGTTGTACGTGAAACAAAACTATTAAACTTAGTAGTTGCATCAGTTAATTGAGTTTTCACTGCGGTAATAGCTGTATCAATATTAGTATTAGATAATAAATCTAACAATTGTCTATCCAATGTAGCAATAGCTGCATATAATATCACGTGTTCATAATATTGTTTTGGAAAATTATCTATACTTGCACTAGTACTAGTCCAATTACTAATACTATACTCAGGTATATATGAATAATTACCTTGTTCAGTACTACTTGGATTTGGTTTTACTATTAATTGATTACTATATTCATAAAATACAGGATTCATACTTGTTGCTCGATGGATAGAATCAGAACCTAATGTAGTATTAGGGTCTACATATTGTGCTATTGAATAAGGCACTCTCTTGCAGAGAATACCATTACGTTGTATACCAATAATTTCTCTAACATCATCAAGACTAACAGTCATAGAACTTGAATAAGAACCAGAATCTATTGCAAATTTATAAGAGACGCCTATTTTAGTAATAACATCATAACATCCATCTATCAACCATTGCTGTAATGCATCATCATCAGTAGTCCCTAAAGACCCTGCTAAATCTGCTATTCTTTCTTTAAATCCAATTACTGCCACTATTTTTTACCCTTTTTCTTATCAGTATTCATTTTACGCCTAGTATTAGGCTTAGATTTACCATGCCAAGGATTACCAATACTACCACTATATACAACTTTTTTTTCAGGCACTATCTTTTATTCCTTTTAGTCTTCCGACGAGTAGGAGACCCATTTTTATTCTTCTTTTTAGGCCTCCCCCTTTTCTTACCATATGTCCCTAGACCAGATGGCATTCTTATCTCCTGCTTCTTTTACGAGTTACTGCTGGGCCTCTTTTAGTTCTCGTACTAGATTTACGTGATTTACTCGCTGCACTTCTTTTTTTTCTTATTGTTCTTGTTGACATCTTATTCTCCTTAATTTGGCGTTATTGCCAATTCTAAAAACTGATGAGGGTGAAGTCCTATTTCACTCCCCGTACCGGTTTCAAATTCTATCTTTATTCTTTTATATAATGCATCATGACCATCCACGGCATTACTATCAAACTGTACCATTTCCACTGTATGTGCAATCTCAGAATCATTTATTAATTTTCTGATAGTAAACCAATTCACCTTATCTATGCTTCCCTCTATATAAAGAGTCTTACCCCAGTTAGTACCACTTGCATCTTTTTTAACTGAATGTTTCTTAGAGTTTAATGCTACTGTAAAACTACGATTGTTTATTCCAGAAGGCAATGGTTCAGTCACCACTGCATCTCCCGCCGCTTCTGGAGATTTAAACCAACACGTATAAGTACCATCCATAATCTTTGGAATATTATTTAATGTTGTATTCTCCATTGTCCATGAAACCTCATCATCATTAGCATAAAGTGTTTTGCTTGTACTCCTAAATCCAAAATGTAAACCTGGAATTAGTGTATATAAACTTTGTTGTACCCCTTCTTTTGAATAGGTACTTGCACTGCTATTTTCTACATCTATATTTACGTTTGAATCACTATTTCCCAACTTAAAATGTGGGTCTACAGCAGACGGGTCTACTGTAATAGTACTTGTTCCTGCACTTCCATCAACAAAAACATTAGGTCTTTGCAATGTTTTGCACGAATCAGGCAGACCACTATACATAACTATTTTATATATCACACTTAAAGCATCTGCATGTAAAAACCAATCATCTGATATCCATACATCTATACTAACTCTTCTATCTCCCGATGGATGGTCAAATTGTCCTGTCTCAGTTAGTACTGTATAGTCGGGAGAACTACTTTCATCTGTACCAAATAATCTAGTTAATGGATAGCGATAATTCTTCCATGGAGTACAATCTGGAAAACCTGACTTAAGAGCCATCTTAGTGAGGTACCACGTGTATCATTATTGATTCGGCCTGCTCATTTGATGCTGGCGTTAATTCTAATCTCATATAAGGCATTCTACCTTTTGCATCATAATCATAAACACCTGCTGCTGTTACATTGTCAATTGCAACACCATCTAAAAAATCTGTATGTAAATCTACCCAATTAACATTATCTACAGAGCCTTGCATACTAACATCCATAGTTGTTGCAGCACCTAAATCACTTCCACCTGAATTAATAACTACAGTCAAATCTCCCATTACAGGAAAATCAAAATGATATGTTTCATCTGCTCCAGTAGCACCATCCATATTAAATATGCAATAGTGTCCCATAGTACCAGTGACACCGCCATTAGCAACTAAACCGCCAGGCACTTCACCTACATCACCGGCTGCTAAAGCATCTGTAGCTGTCATATCAGCTATTCTTCCCCATTTTGTTGCCGTTACTGCCATATCTTTATTCCTTAAATTTGTAGTAATAGGGAGCCGAAGCTCCCCATTACATTATTATATAACTAACCTATTATGATGGGTCTGCACCAACTCCGCCAATAAATGAATCATTAACATCGTCTAAGCCTAATCCTTCTGTATAATCTGAATTTAAACCAGATAATAAAAAGTTAAACTTAATAGTAGTTTGGTCATCAAGACCATCATTATTAACGAGCCTATACCAAGGTAAAGTATAATCAGATAAGTCAACAGTATAAAACTCAACGCCTGTAGCATCAGGTTCAATATCGTCATCAAGAGATGAGCCTATCATTACCCAAGTTTTGCCATCCGCAGAACCTTCAATATGAAAGTCTGAAGTTACATTAGCGCCTGCAGTCGTAATATTCATGCCAACTACAATCTTTTTACCATTAATCCAAGTACCTTTAATCCCAGGACTTACTATCATAGCATCTGTATCAGATGGGTCCATCTCTTCATGATAAAGATATGAAATCCCCGCTTCTCTTGCTACTTTCCACTCTCCATATATTCCTACATTAGAGGCATGAGTAGTTCCATCAGTTACAACAGCACCTACTAAAGTATCTGCATTTCCTATTCCTAAAATAGCCATTTATCTATCCCCCTTAACTGAATTTAATAATCGCGTGGGTTTCAGGAAGACTTATTTCTAATCCAGCTTCAGTGATGATTTGGTCTTGTCTACCATCAACACCTGGATTTTGAACATTTGTCTCAATAAAGGTATCACGATTAATACCATTACCTGCTAAAGGACGATAAGCGACATTACTTAGGTCAACTGCAACGCAATAATCTTCCCAAGGACCTCTAAGTAGAGGTTCAGCAACAAAATGTAAATTACCAAATATAGTATTTACAACTGTTACTGTATGCCCGAAAGCACCAGGAACACTATTAACGTCTAATCTATACTGAGAAGAACCAACAGAGTTATTCATGAAAGAACCAGCACCTAATTTATTTAGATACGTGATTACTTTTCTTGAAGCCAATACTAGTTTTTCTCCTGAATTTCCACCTTCAGGTGCAAAGAAATCTTCCATTGCATCTAAGAAAGCATCATATCCAGATGAAGCATAAGACATATTATATACTTTACCATACGATTCAGTATAAGGAAGAATACCCCAAGTACTTCTGGAGAAATTAGTTCCAGCTGTACCTTCTTGAGCTGCAGTAGTCAATCCTGTACTGAATAACATAGCTTGTTCTATGTCCATCTTATGTTCCATTAATTTATCTTGCCAAATACGTTGATATTCATTTTTGATACCTCTGTATTCAGTAGCCATAGCTGTACCTGAAAAGATATTCATACCAGTCTTGAATATTTGACAATATCCTTCTTGGTCATATAATTTATCTTCCCAACCAGCTGGAGAATCACTACCCTCTGTCCATGAAGAGCCAATTACTTGCCCTTTATTTCCGATTGCAAATGATGCGCCCGCAGGTACTGTTTGCAAAGGAGTCATTGATTCTGATGTAATCTCTGTTACACCTGTTGTATTTGCATCATGGTTAATATACTTACCATCACTAGTAGTATTAGACTCTTCTAGTGTAGCACCTTCATCTACTCTCCAATTATACACTGTTCCATCATCAGCTTGAATAGCTAATACTGAACCAGGTACAATGAATCTACAATGATTATTTGCTGAAGATATTTTACCATATTCGTCAAATTTACAAGTAACTTGTAAATCTGCACTGTGGTCAGCTGCTGTTCCTGCGACTTCTGCCCCAGTATCCCATGCTGCCACTACTTCAAAATTACGTCTTTGCCATTGGTGTCTTTGCTCTAAAAACTTAAACACAGGGTCATTAGTTGCTTTTTTTGCTACTTTATTTAAGTATACAAAAAATGGACTTTGTTGCGGAGCTAACTCTGCAACTCGTTCTCCAAAATTAAAGACTCTACGTGTATTGTCTAAAGAAGCGGTACCTGTACCACCAGCAGACGCAATATTACTATATTGATTTCCAATTGCCATCTTACTTACCTCTTATTATTTTACCCTCTTTCAGCTGTCTTTCGACCTTTAAGTAGGGCATATTTATTTTGTTTTAAACGGATTTTTACTATCTAAATCCGAAATCATTCTGTCCATAATCTGGTCTTCAGTGGAGCCTTGAGCTTGTTGTCCTGTACTAGGCATAGTTCCCATAGGAGAAGGTACTTGCTGTGCTCTTTTCGTTTGTTGAAACGTTGGAGAAGGAGCATTTTGAACTTGACCACTCATAGGAGCGCCTTGTCCCTGTCTTATCCTCCACAATTGCACCAAATTATCCATAGTTAATGAATCAGCGGATGACATTTCTTTTATAAAGCTTTTAGCTTCTTCTGAATTTAAACCATATTTCGTTTGAACAACATTATTAACATTAGCAATTTCTTGCTGTTGCTTTGCATAAGCTTCACGTCGTTGAACTTCTTCAACACGTGCTTTACGCTCATTTCCTAATTGTTCTTGAATTACAGCCATATCATATTGATGCTTTAATTCTTTATATTCTTCCATGTTATCACGCCATTCTTCAGTCTCGTCTAAATAACGAGCACTTTCACTAGATGAGTCGCTATAAGCTTCCTCTCTAGAAAAGTTACGTGGTTTACTAGGTCTTGTTGGAGCCTCTGGGAATTTTTCAACTTCAGGCGTAGGTTTAACAGGAGCTTGATTTTGTTGCAACATTTGTTGTTGCATCGCCATCATTTGCTGTTGCTGAGCCTTCAAATCTTTCAATTCATTATCCTTTTGAGATGCTTGAGATTGCCAATATTCATATCGAGTATCATCATTCTTAGCCTCTTCAACAGGAGCTTGAGGTTCTGTATTTGTTTCTACATTACTATCGGGTGTTCCAAAAGCGGAAGCCGTATCATCTAGATTACCTAGTATTATATCATCAACGGACAATTCGCTAGAGGAGCTCTGTGTTGCGTCTACCTGAGGAGTCTCAAAAGCATTTGAGGTATCCTGAGTGTTAGCATTATTAGAGGTATCCTGTACATTTGCGTTTTCCATTATTATTCCTTCATTTTAGCTGCTTCTGTTCTACCTCCAGAAGGTGAGCTATTTTTTATTGAGCGACTGATTTCAGTCTTCACAGTAGATAAGTTGTCATCAAGCCGTTTTTCAAATAAGGTATTAGCAGCTTCTGCTTTATTGCTAACTTTATCCATATCTGATTTAAACTTCTCAACTTCAACTCGTTTACGAAGATTAACAGCCTCTCTATCTCTAGTCTGTATATCTCCAGATAATTGTTTAATTTTCTCTTCATATGATTTAACTTGTTGTTGTAATTTTTGAATCATATCAGTACGTTGCATAACGCCTTCGATATCAAATACTTCAGTTTTCTTAAGAACTTCTTCTCTATCGATAAGTCCTTTTTGATAAGCATCCATATAAAATTCAAGCTCAGCAAATCGATTAGTAGGTAAGGTTGAACCTGCTACTACAATTACATCATATTTCCCTACGGTAATATTATTAATAACTTTTATTTCGCTACTTTTATCATCATATAATTGTTTATTAATTGCATACTCAGACATTGCGTTATTTGGCTGTACAACTCTAAATATTTTTTGAACTGTATATAATTGTTGCATAAGAGGTATAGCCACCTGTCCAACACGTGTTAAACTACCCTCAATATCAGCTAATTTTGATTTAATTTTTCTTTGCCCAAATTCATCTAAGCTTACAGTAGCTTTATATGTTTGTGGAGCCACTGCTGAATTTCCCATCATCATCTCATATAATCCTAATTGATGGTCAATATCATTTTTTGCATCTGCTTCATTTTTATATAATTCATTAGGTAAAGGCATTGGCTGTACAGGCATTGGTGTTCCAGCATCCATATCAACTGGAATAGCAACTCCTGGTTGAGACCATTTTTCTTCAAATTCTTTCATATCAACACTACCTTCTGGTATTAATATTTTTGTATTAGTACTAGTAGTAGCATGAGCAATAATTAGAGAACGTGTTTTGTTAATATATTCTTGCATATTTTTAACCATTCGTACATCAGATACGGGGAATGGAGTCCTTGTGTGAATATTACAAAATGGTACTATAGGATAATGTTCAGTAGGTAAAGTTCTACTATAAAGCTTTTTATCTCCAACCACAACACATTGATGAACACGTGATACTTGTACTTGTGCTACCTCAACTAATCCTTGTAATATTAATTGCTGATAGTCGATTTCTTTTATATCTGGTTCTGGCGGAGCAGGTAATTCCTCAGGAGGTATACCTTCTGCAGCTTGCTGTTCTACCATTGTCTGATATTCTAGCATTATCTCTTGCTGTATTTGTTGAATTAATTTTTGTGCTTGTTCCGGGTCAGTTACAGGTTGTCCATTAATTAACCATGCGGGTCTCTTAATATATTCATTAAATGCATCTTGGTCCATTAAATCTTCAAATCCACTAAATGATTCAAAGATACGAAATTGAGTAATTAATTCTTTAGAATACCACTCATAACCACGTACATACTCATCACTCTCTCCGAATGTCCCCCATTGAGTTTGAGTTTCTGTATCTTCAGGAAAAATAGTTTCTCCATCATCAGCCCTATCTGTTGTTGGTCTATCTGTAAATCTATCTGACTCAGCATTATCAATAGCCTTTTCATAAATAGGATATAATTTTTTGGCTTGGTCACGTGTAAAAAATCGAGATATTATAATATTCTCGGCATCATCAAAAAATCGACTTCTAGAGTTAGGGTCGACATATACATCTAGAGGGTCTACGCTATGCATGCATACTTCCCCTTTGCCCATATCCATCATAGGGTCTTGATATACGTGAATGTAACCCAAGCCAGTTACATAATAATCATCAACTACTTCTCTGATAACTGAACGTCCATCTGATATATCATACATATATGACAATAAAGCACTTAATGTTTGAGCTACTTTATTATCAGAATCTTCTCTTGCAGCAACTCTAAAACTAGGTCTACGTGCTGTAATCATAGCTTTAGCTGCTTCAACTGCTGGGTGTATTCTATTGACAACAATAGGAGCTTGACCCCTAGACTCAAGAACTTGCTTTTGTTCTCGTGTCCATTGTTTACCTAATCTAAACTCTTTATCTTCTTGAGCGTGATTAGCCCAGGTTTCTCTATTCTTAGAATAGGTACGAAATAAATCATGTACCTTCTGTACAGCATCTTCATCAGATAACTCTGTATAACTATTTTTTGTATTTTTTTCATTAGGCATATCGCGTAATCTAACCCCTACATTAACTTCCAGTCAAGTATTTTTTTAATTAATCCACTTTTTTCATCATTTTTTACATATTCTTTGACTCTACAGGCTCTATGACCATCTAGTCCTGTCCATATTGCATCCATTATATCATCATGCTTACCTTTAGGATATGATAAGAACTCTTTTTGCGCATTTAAATCTTCAGGCCTAAAATAAAAATCACCCTTTGCAAAGATAGGGACTAATGAGAGTAAACGTTCTGATTTCGCATTTCTAGGTTTAACGCCGCTTTCTAGTCCTGGAATATATAAATTCTCCTCTTGCATCAATTGTTTAGTAGCAGTCCTTAGCGCTTCTTGATATCCGACTGTTTCTATTTTCATTCTTTTAGGCCTGAATTTTTTATATACAGATATAATCTCACCAGGTTGTTCTGCAGGTGAGATACGCTTTTGCACACAATCGATGAGATACTTCCTATTGTTCCCATCAACAGCAATGGTAGCAATGACAAAAAAGTCAGCACGCCTTGATAGAGAGCTAGCAGGGTCAACCCCACAATACACATCCACTGGTATAATCTTTTCTTCATCACTATCATCTAAGCTCCTTACTAGACATCCTTGTCCGCCTCTTCTTTCAAAAGCATAATGATGCATTTTAATCCATTCAGGTTTAAATGGTGCATCATCAGGAGATTGAGCTATATTCATATACTCCTGATAAAACCCGTTCAAATTACCTACGGATGCAAATTCATCTTTAATTCCTAATATTCTATCTTTTGGAAATCTTTCTGGCCATATTGACTTTTGATTCTCATCCCATATAGAATACCATAATGTTTTCCATGCACTACTATCTTTAGCCCAATATAAAAAGCAATCCTCTGATATAACAGTACCAATCATACATATCTTACCATCATCCGATAAAGAAGGTATTACAGCCTCTGTCATCCATTTTCTATTTTTAGCACGTGCTTCTGGAGTATACGCATTAAGTTCTGACTCAAAGTCATCAACTACAATAAGATTAGGTCTTGTATCACCTTCAATAAAACCACGTACTCTTTGTCCTGTACCTACAGCTATTATTCTTGTACCATTAGCTAATACTATATCTGTATTAGTCCAACGTTGTGCAGTATTGGGTCCTAAATCTCCAAATACTCCTTTAAACTTATCAGAATGTATCAAATGGTATTTAATACGTGATAAGAAGTTAATAGACTGAGCTTGTGACTCAGATATAATAACTATAAATAAATCTTCATTCGATGACTTAAATGCTGTTCTCCACAGTGGATAAATAAGAGTGGTAACAGTACTCTTTGCCGTTCCCCTAGGAGCAGCTATTAGCACTCTTTTTGTGTCGTCATCTTTCAGAGAAGCATACACCTCATGATGGAACGGTGGTGTTTGTTTGCGGAGGGCTGTAGGGAAGCAATACCTTCCAAATAGTGCCATATTCTTCCGCATCTTCTTTAGTGCTTCTAATTGAGCATACTTTTCTTCAAAATCCATTATTAATATATTGGGTCTATTTCTTGTCCAAACATATCAAAATGGTCTGATGCTTCTTTATTTCTCTTTCTTATATATTCTTTAGAAAAAGGTTTATCAGCAGGCTTAAGATTCTCTTGACCCCATTTAGAACGTGGCCCCCACTTGTTATCTATATATTTATTATATGAGCCTGCATCAAATAGCTCATCTAATTTTTTTGCGTCAAACCCTGGACTGGATGGATTAAAGTCTATTTCAAACTCTTGCAATTTTTTATAAAACTGTTGTTCATCATGTCCGCTAATATCATCAATATATTGATTTCTCATTTTAGTGAATCTTCTTGTAGCTAGAGGAACATCAACTATCTCCTTAATACCTTGGGCTTTTTGCTTTTTGGTTAATTTCTTTAATACGCTAGATAGCAAGCTCTTACCACCCTTAGCTACGCTACCTATTGCCATAGGAGTTCCACTTCCAGTTACTATGTCAATTAAATCTTCTTGTGTGAAAGGTTCTGTAGGCTGTCCAAATATATTTTTTCCACCACCACTAGATATCACCATAGGGTCAAAAGGTTGCTGTATGTATCCTGGATGAGCCTGATTAACAGCATCAGCTTGTGTTACTCCAGGTAAATCACCCCTTTCAAATAATGCCTGTAAAGGCGTTTTGTTATTTGTCATTATCTTCTTCTTTCTTTTCCTCAATTTGAGTTCTTTGTACTATTAAGCCTTTTTCTTCTTCTTTAAGCTCATCTATAAGTTTAACACTAGAGAAGGCTTCAATCTTATCAGTAGTCTTGAGTACATGCTTTTCTTTCATACCATGCATATCTTGCAGATTATCTACTGCTTTTAAAAGATTAGATATATCTTTCTTACCTTGAGCTAGTTCAATAGCTTCTTTTAATAAATCTAACGTATAGTCTTCATCTAGACCGTGCTCTGTTAATCTTTTTGCTAGTTCTTCTCTTACCATACCTTGAAATATCTCCGTTTTCATTGTTCTCTTCCACTTACGTTTCTGAGAATCGTTAACTTCTCCTAATGCCCATTCTATAGCCTGTTCGTAATCAGGCTTTAATGCGAACATCATCGCTAATGCTTTCATCTTATTCTGTTTAGACTGTACCTGTATATACGGCTTACCAGTCATAGTCACATTAGTTTTACGCCCTTGAACATATAAAGGCTTAGTTTTATGTTTTGGACTAAAGAACGTATATCCAAAAGGAAACCTCATATAAATATTCTTACGGCCTGTATTATCAGTGTACTCCCTGCGAGAAAGTACATTCGCCACGTACCCATCATCAGATAGGGCATTATCTCCAATATCAGCATCTTTCCATGGTTTATACGTGATATTACGTTCTTTTGCCTCTTTTTCCTTATAAATAGGATAATGCGTCTCTTCCTTGTCTCCTCTATGTTTTATCTTTATAATATACATTATGTTGCTCTATAAAATGCCCATAATATATAAATTACTATCAATACACTTAACAATTCCATAATATAATTCCTTTATCATTATATTACTCCTCGTTCCAATAATCATAGGTTGATACCCAGTAATCTGTATTTACATATATAAACTCTACCATCTAACTCTTCTTTTTTCTAAAAATCTTATTATAATTCTTTTTATACTGCTCATCAGTATTAAAGCGTGGTATAGAACCTTTACCCGCCTGACTATTATCTTTTGGCTTACTAAGCATATTTTTCTCTTTACTCACGCCAATCATGCCAATCTGTTAATAGCATATATATTATTGTCATAATCATAATAGATAATGAAAAGTATAATACACCCCATCCAATTAAAGTAAATAACTCTATCATTGAGTAGATAAAGCGTTCTTCACTTTATTATAATTATCCATTGTATCATCTACAGGATTCGTTCTATACTTTCGATATATATCTTTAAATTCATCAGGAAAGCCAGCTTCTGGGTTTCTATTCCACATTGTATCCCATGTATTAGCTTGCTCATCTAAACTAACTGGTATAGCCCCTTTATCCTTCATAAGAAGCATACGTGTTAACATATAAGCTGTCCTAGGGTCTTTTGCATGTTTAGAGAATCCAGTATACTTACCATCCTCCATAGTTGCTAGCTTAGTCATATCCCAATCTTCATATCCTGGTTGAGATTGCATATATTCATTAATCTTGTTAACTTTATGATATCTACCACTTCTATGATGCTTTTTTGTTTTCTTATTATACAATATAGCATTATAATCATTTACAAGGTCTTGATACTTAATAGGGTCTACTTGACTTAAACCCATTGAATACATGTTATCTTCACTATAACCTGAAGTAGGCATACCATAATGACTCTCTTTACCTATAATGTTCGTAATATACTCTCCCGCAGGAGCAGAGCCAAACAATGAGCCATATAAACTATCCATTTCAGCAGAATGAGGTGCTAAATTAGCAGCTGCTTTTTGTATATCCATTGTTGTTATAGTTTTATTTTCCATCTTTCTCCAATCTTGGCCATTTACCATTACTATCAGGACTAATATTACGCTTATACGCCGTAATATAGTCATATTCACTTTTATCATACGGATTACTCACTCCATATTTGCGTGACCATTCTACCAAACTTAATAACTGTATACCATTACTCACTCTCAATGAGCTCTGGGTGTAAATATTCATTATCATTCTTCATATCACGTAATGCTACCTCTTTAGCATTTATTATACTAGGGTCAGGTATATTAGAATATTCGTTATTAGCCACTATAAAGGGCATATTAACGCCTGAACTACGTGATATCATGTCATAGACCGCTGAATGTATTATATCGTCTAATTTGACCATTTTTAAATATAATACTAAAATAATATGCAAAACAATAAAAAAAAGCTTGATTATTACATATAATATACCGTAAATTGCTATGCTACTAACAGTCGCTACTTACAACTGCTACTTAAAATAAGTTTTTGAACGTGTTGATATTATAAGATTAATACTAACGCTACTTACAGTAGCTACTACCTAAAGCATCTCACAAATAAAAATAAGACCTCGCTATATAAAGGCCCCCCCTTTATCAGCAGTTTTACACCTAAACACGTTAAAAACTAACATTTCCAAAAAATAGCCGTAGAATGCGTACACGAGATATATAAGACACCCCACCGCTGCGATTTAACTGCCTTGGGGTCGCTTTTTCGTTGAAAAGTAATGAACGCTTAAGTCTCGTCGCTGAACTCCTCGACCGCTTGGATATTTAAGGCTCAACGAAAAGCACAACAGCTCCCCATCATAGGCGTTAAATCTTGCTCTTGGGGTGCTTTGCCCCTTGACGCTTCGCTATGATAGCATATTAACAAATATAATAAAAGGAGATTTCCAATGAAAGATGTAATAACTTTATTAACAAGCATTTATAGTACAGTGAAAGAACAATATAAATCAATAGTATCAGAGATAGTATCAAATGATTTATATCACTTTATGTATGTATCTAAAACAAACAATGAAAATATTGTCGTTGTATTAACAAATCAGTTAAGTGACTCTGAATTAGCTAAATACACTGATTCGTTAAAAGATACAGGATTTTCATTGTCTTATAATTCTAATCTTGATGATAATGGTGAACCTGAAAAGTACATTAGCAAGAAAGATGGTACTGTTCAGGAAAAGACACCATTATTAACCTTCCATAAGTCATCCAATAGCATAGATGATTTTATGAGTGCTTAAAACTAGTAGTGCCTTATATCTTATATAGATGTGAGGCACTATTTTTTTATATATACTACACACATAACTATGAGTTACAATATTTAATCGAGCCACCTGAGCAAGTGTGGAATAGCAATTTGACTTATTGTCATAGGCTTTTAAACTGCTCAATAATAAAATAGTATTTTTTTAAATAGATATTGTACATAACTGTGCAATAATAACGAAAGGAATAAAATGATAATAGATAACTATGGTGTTAAAATATCATCTGATGATATCATTATTGATGGTGATTATGTTAGAGAATATTTTGATAGCAAACATAATATTGTAAAAGAAATATTAGATGATAATGATAA